AGCTTGAAGCGACGGCGCTTGGCCGCTCATCAGCGTGTCAAGCCATTGCCGGCCGCGGGCGAGTGCTTTGATAAGCGCTTCGTTGACCCGCGTAGCTGACGCTCCTGAGCCCTGCGAGGGAGAAATGATTCGGATCTCGCCCCCCAGGCGCCTGAGATGCGTCTCGACCGTTGCCACATAGTCGCCGCCCGGCGCTTCGGGGGTGGCGGCCGCGCCCAGGAGCTGCCGCAGTCTCGCGCGCGAAAGGGTCAATGCCAGCGTTTGCTCGCTAAGGGTAATCCGAGCGACCATCGATACGAGGAAGGCTCGCTTTTCCTGCTGAGTCCCTTCGGAGCACTTGGAGGACGCCAGCGCTGCCGCCTGCAGAATGCCTTTCTTACTGGCGACGCCGTCCTTCCGGCCGCTCGCCGCCAAGAGTAGCTCTTCGGGGTCGGAGAGGATCCGCCGCATGAGCGATACCACGAGCGTCTCGACGTCATGTGCCGGAATCCGTCCACCCGCGCCGGCGTCCTTCCGGATGCTCGCCTGTGCGACGTAGTAGCGGTAGCGCTTGCCTTTCTTCGTCGCGTGAATCGGCGTGTAGCGACGTCCTTCGGCATCGAAAAGAAGTCCCGCGAGTAGGCTCGGACTGTTTGCTCGCAAGCCGAGCGCATGGGACTGTCGATTCGCCGTGAGCTTCGCCTGTACGGCATCCCAGAGGTTGCGGTCGATAATCGGTGGGTGTTGTCCGGCGTACACTGCGCTCCGATGTGCAATTTCGCCGATGTAGATCCGATTACGAAGAATGGAGTAGAGCGCGCCGCGCGAGTAGGGTACGCCACCCGATTTCTTGCCGCCGCGGCCAAGGCGCATCTTGCTTCGCACGCCGCTGGTTCGCAGCTCAATCTGAAGCTTCCGCACACAACCAAGCGCGAGGTAGCCGCGAAAGATCCGCTCGATCGTTCCTGCCTCAGCCCCATTCGGCACCAGCTGCCGTTTCACGAGGTCATAGCCAAGCGGCACGTGACCACCCATCCACATGCCTTTCTTTTTCGAGGCCGCGATCTTGTCGCGGATCCGCTCGCCCGTTACCTCGCGCTCGAACTGTGCAAAGGAGAGAAGCACGTTCAAGGTAAGGCGCCCCATGGAACTCGTGGTGTTGAACTGCTGCGTGACGGAGACGAAGGAAACCTTATGAGCGTCGAAGAGCTCGACGATCTTTGCAAAATCCGCGAGCGAACGCGTGAGACGGTCGACCTTGTAGACCACAACGACATCGATCTTGCTCGCGTGGATGTCTGCGAGGAGGGCTTGAAGGGCAGGGCGGTCCATCGATCCCCCGGAGTAGCCACCGTCGTCGTATTTCGCCGGGCTCGCGACCCAGCCCTCGTGGCGCTGGCTGACGATGAACGCGGCGCAGGCTTCGCGCTGGGCGTCGAGCGAGTTGAACGACTGCTCGAGCCCTTCCTCGGAGGACTTGCGGGTGTAGACCGCGCAGCGAAGCCGCCTTTTAGGGTCGCTGCTCACTGCGCGCTTTAAACGGAGCAGCGGCTTTCAAGCCAAAGAAGGCGGGTCCCGACCATTGAGTCCCGGTGATTGCTCGGGCAATCACCGAAAGGCTCCTATAGCGCTTGCCCCGATACTCGAACTCGCCCTCAAGGGCGGTGACGACATGCACCTCTCCGCCCCAAGACCTTAGGAGCCGCGTTCCCGGTTTGATCTTGGGCCGCGCCAAGGCACCGATATGGCCTTTGTCCTGCACCTCGTCGCCGTACCCCAGCAGGCGGCGCCGTAGAACCGCACTAAGGCCGCCGTAGGCCTTTTCTTGGACTTGGTAGGCGAGGGCCTGGTGTAGGAACTCGCGTTGCACCCAGCCCGGGTGGGGCCGGCCGAAGGTCGCCTGCCAAAGGGCGCGAAGCTCGGGGGCGCCCATTTCCTCGAGGGCCTTTAGTTGCTGTGCAACATCGGTTCGAGATTGGCTCACATTCTCTCGCGGGTCCGATTTGCGCTCTCTTTCGGAGAAGCATCAAGTCCGTCACCGCCAGAATCGCGGTCCGCCCCAAGGCATGGCAAAGCTGGGTTGTGGGGGCAGGTCCGATCCTTCTCCCAGCTTTGCCCAGATTTCAAGACTGTCGTTCTGACGCATGTAATCGAGTGCCTGAGTGGTTGAATCCACTTGGTCGTCGTAGCGCGTGCCGGGAAAACCGGTGATCTCGATGATGTAATCGTCGAGCCATGGCGCGTTGGTCGGCAATAGGATGAAACCTTGCTCAAAAAGGTCGGCCTGTACGTGAAGGCGCATCGCCTTGTCGCTTCCAGGCTTTGGCTCGTAGGCATGGATCCCATGGATCTCCCGCCGTAGTTCCTGGATCAGTTGCGTGCCGGAGGCTTTGTCTTCGATGACCACGGTCATGGCGTTGTGGCGACGTTGCAGCTCGAGCACTTTGCGTTTCAGTTCCGGAAAGTTGAGGCGCTCTCGGTAGACGTCGAGAAGATAGAAGTATTTGTCGAGGACACCCCAGGTCGTGCAAACGCTGAAGTCGGCGAACTCGGTCGACTTATTGGCCGTATCCCAGCTCTGCACAATGCGGCTAAAACGGGCAGGGCGCTCCTCGTAGCGGTGCAACCACTCAAACCGGACCAGATTGCCCTCGAAGGGGATGGGACTCTGCTGGTACTGGCACATGAATACGAAATTGCCGCTTCGCCGGCGGATGTCGGCAAGGGTTTCGAAGCTCTCGCGTATAGCGCACAACGGCTCTCCAACGCGACGGTGATAGGCGCGGCTTCCCAACGGTGTTCGGATCAGGTGCGTTTCATCTCGGAGGGCTAGGGCAGGGAGGCTGAGCTCTTGCCAACGCTCCTGTTCAAGCACGTGGCCGACGAGGTCGTCCTGATGGAGTCGTTGCATGACGATGACAATGACCCCTGTCATCTTGTTGTTCAGTCGACTAGCGAGCGTGTTGTCGTACCAGCGGTTGGCGGTAGTGCGGACAGGCTCCGATAGCGCATCTTCAGGTTTGATCGGATCATCGATGATGATTATGTCGGCCCCCCTGCCTGTAATCGCACCTCCCACGGAGGTCGCAAGCCGGGAGCCACCTTGGGTGGTAAAGAAATCGTTCGCCGCTCGACGTTCGGGTGAAACCCGCGTAGGAAAGAGTCGCTCATACCAGTCGCTTTCCATGATCCTCCGCGTATCGCGCGCGAAATCATCAGCGAGCGCTTGCCCGTAGCTTACGCAGACCACTTCTGCAGACGGACGGTGTCCGAGGTACCAGGCCGGGAGGCAGGTCGAAGCGAGGTGCGACTTGAGATGCCGGGGTGGCACGTTGATGATGAGGCGACGATGCTCGCCCCGACGGCAGGCGTCGAGTTCGGCCGCCATGAGCTCGACGTGCGCACTTAGGTCAAATGGCGTTCCGGCATGCAGTTCATAGAAGGCGCGCTCGGCAAACGAAAGAAAATCGTTCCGCAGCACAACGTCATATTCAGCAGGGGATAGCTTCATTTTTTCTCTTCGGTTTCGTCGCTTTCATCGGCGGCTGGTGCTTTCGGATCGTCGATAGGCGCGGCCAGTGGTTCGTCCGCCTGGCGAATGCGCTTCACGATGTTTGCCATGACAAGTTCGTCTTCGGGCCGAAGAGTGGGCTCGTCCGCGGCACGCTCGGCCGCTTCCCCGTCCGCCATGGTTGCGTGCCGGAGGAGGAGATGGATCAACTTCGGATCGCCTGAGAGCGCGCGCGAGGCCATGAGGTTTAGAAGTGCTTCGAGCGTCGGCATCGTTTTTTCGGCGCCGTTGTGCTTCACGTTCACCCGGCGCCCGAGGACTTTCCTGATGACGGAGGAAAGATTCTTCGAGCCCTTGGGCCGTCCCCGCGGATTGCCTGACTGCCCGGGCTTGAATTGGCTCTGCCGCGGCGGCTTGCCGAAGCCTACCGGGTAAGACTTGGTGCGCCGGCGTTTAGCCATTCTTCGGTGCCACCGTCGCCGTCGCAGCGGCCGCCAACTCGTCGAAGCGCTTGCCCGTCTCGGCGTCGATCGCCGCGCCGCCCGTGTGTCGCTGCCAGCGTCGAATAGCAAGATCGACGTAGAGGGGGTCGATCTCCAGGCCGTAGCAGATGCGCCCAGTGCGCTCGGCGGCGATCAGGGTTGACCCTGAGCCGAGGAAGCTATCGAGGACAATTTCCCCGCGAGCTGAGCAATCGAGCAAGGCGTCGGCGACCATCGCCACGGGCTTGGGCGTCGGATGCTGGGCAGTAAGGTCGCGGTCTTCCCCTTGGCGGCCGAGGCTATTGCCGCCGGGGTAGGTCCAGACGTTGGTGCGGTTGCGGCCGAATTGGCCGAGCTGAACGTTGTTGCGGTGGCGAGCAGCGCCATGCCGGTAGACGAAAACGAGCTCGTGCCCGGAGCGGTAGAAGCTCCCCATGCCGGCGTTGTTCTTCACCCAGACGCAGACGTTGAGGAGGGCAGCGTAGGTCTTCGCCCCCGCGGCAAGGAGCGCCGCCATGTGCCGCCAATCCATACAGATGTAGTGGGTCGAGCCGGGCCTGCTCGCCGCGGCGATGAGCGAAAGGGCAAGCGTCAGAAAGCCAACGAATTGCTCCTCCGAGAGTTCCCCCGAGGCAATGGCGAATTCCCGGTGCTTGATTCGCCCCTTGCCGGTAGCGTGTCCGTCGATTTTCACGTTGTACGGCGGGTCGATGAACACGACGCTTGCGCGCTTGCCGGCAAGGAGCACTTCGTAGGAAGACTGCTCGAGTGCGCTTGCGCAGAGGAGCCGGTGTTTACCAAGCTGCAAGAGCATCCCCGGGCGCGTCACCGCCGGCGCCGCCTCGGGCGACTCCTCTGGGTCCTCCGCGGCGGCGTCGCTCGCCGCCTCCTGCAGAATGACGTCGATCTCCGGAATCTCGAAGCCAGTCGTGGTGAGCTCAAAGATGCCGTCAAGGGACAGGAGATGCTCGAATTCCACGGCGAGCACCGCCTTGTCCCAGCTCGCGAGCTCGGCGAGCTTGTTGTCGGCGAGGATGTAGGCGCGGACCTGGTCGGGCGTCAGGTGATCGACCTGGATGGTGGGAACCTCCGTGAGGCCGTTCACCTTCGCCGCTTCCAGGACGCCGTGCCCCGCGATGACCTGCAGGCTCGAATCGGTGAGGATGGGCTTTACGACACCAAAAGCAGTAAGGCTTGCTGCGATGCGCTTGACCTGGGTCTTGCTATGAATCCGGCTGTTGCGCGGATGAGGCTTTAGCCTCTCGATCGGCTGGTACGTGACCTGCAGGGCTTGCTGCGACACGCTGCTCATCAGAGTTCCCTTTGTTCGTGATGGAACTCCGCCTGCGCATTGCGCACGGCGAAGGCGATGAGCGCGTTTGTCCGCTCTACGCAATCTAAGGCTTACCGTAGGGCGGGCGCGGTGTGAAAAGAGACTAACCTTCTTTTTTCGGGAGCCTTTTTCTCCTTTTGACTCTTGTCGCTTTGCGGGCGCATGCCTCGGCGTTGGCGTTGACGCCGAGCAGCGCGAAGACCCTGTGCACAAGCGCTAGGTAGTCGCCGTACGCCTTACCAGTGTCCCAATCGATGGGAACGGTCGCCCTTTTGCCCGTGAGGGTCTTGTGGTTCCTCGCGAGAACGCGCGCGATGATGTCGGCCGCAATCTTCTTCGGTCGGCCCGGCGTGTATGTCCGTGGTATCCGCCACAGAACGACGGCTTTGACGCGAGAAAGTAACTCGTCCAGACCCGCGTTCACTTCATGTCTGAGCAATCGTTTCTTCGCAAAGGCATTGATCACGGGACCATGAAGATTTTGAAAGGCTCCTTTTAGTGCCAGGATGAGACGAACAATCTCTTGTCGTTCTGCCTTGGCACCTTTGCGACTAATTCCGCGAAATGCCGGTCCCGGCGTCTTGTTCGCCTTGCCGGCAAAGAGCGTCAGAGCGTTCACCATGCTGGCAAGACGCCACTCAGCCCGAGAGCGGATGGGTAAACGTCGAAAGGCCTTTTCCAGCTGAGCGTGTAACGGATAGGGCATGCGGGTGCAGTATGAGCCTAGTACGAAAAGCACCACCGGCGTGTACGGACCCGTGGCCCTCACATAACTCGTTGGCGTGCTCCACTTTCCGGGCACCTCTGCGGCGCACGGTTTTCGTAGTTCCCGGCCATAGATATCTCCCGACCTTGTGTGTAACCTCGCTACGAAACCGTATCTGTGAGCGTGTAATCATGCCGACTGGACTCGTGACATGCCGCTACGTGAGCGGTCCGTGGGACGGCAGGACGGAAGATCTGGCGGCGATTTATTGCCGGGACACTATGGCGGTGGAACTCGGCGTCTGGATTGCGGAGCAGCCCAATGGCGGTGCGGCGATCATGAAGGGGCCCCGGGGGGCCTCTTGGACCTCCTACGCCTACGCGCTCTACGAGAAGGATGCTCGCCGATCCGGCGATGGAGGCGCGACATATCGATACGTTCGCACGGTCGACGTCCAGCGCTGTGGGGAGGTGCTTGAGGGTAAAGACCGACGCTGCAAGAACCCAGCTATCGAAGGAAAAGACCTTTGCCGTAACCACGAGAAGATTCGACTGCGGACAACAGGGAAGCGCTACTGATCGCTAGGTCGGTGGCGCCTGCTAGCCGGGTGGTTCTGGCCTGTCAGGAAACCTCTACGGTCCAGGCTCGCCTGCGCCAGCGAGCTGCCCGTAGGCCACCGCGCGTGCTAGCCTTCCCGCTGGGCAACCTGGGGAGGAGGCTCATGGGCATTCCGGCACGCGTCGCTGACCGAATTTCGTCTCAGCTCAAGAAGTACCAGTCGATCCTGGCCGATGCGCACACGCGCGATGTGAGCGAGTCGGACACGGTCGTGATCATCGCCGACATGCTCGTCGATGTCCTGGGCTACAAGAAATACGTCGAGGTCACGACCGAGCTCGCGATCCGCGGCACGTTCGTCGACCTGGCGGTGAAGGTCGGTAACGACATCCGGTTCCTCGTCGAAGCGAAGGCGATCGGCGCCACCCTTAAGGACGCGCATGTCAAGCAGGCGATCGACTACGGCGCGAACAACGGCGTCGAGTGGGTGATTCTCACGAACGGCGGCACCTGGCGCGTCTACAAGGTCCACTTCAAGCAGCCGATCGACAAGTCACTCGTCTTCGAGTTCGACGCACTCAACGGCAGTGTGAAGAGCCCGCAGGTCATCGAATGCCTCGGCAACCTCAGCCGCGAAGGCTTCGAGCAATCGTCGATGACGGCGTTCTACCTGCAGCGGCAGATCACGAGCAAGTTCGCCGTCGCGGCGCTCGTTCTTTCCGAGCCGGTGCTAGCCGTGCTTCGTCGCGAGATCCGCAGGCTGAGCCCTGGCTGCAGGGTGGACGTCGAGGATCTGCAAGCCGTTCTGCAGAGTGAGGTGCTCAAGCGCGATCTCTTCGACGGCGACGAGGCGAAGCAGGCCGCCGAGTTCCTCAAGAAGGTAAGCCGCGCCGCCGAGCGCGCGAAGGCCAAGGCATCAGCCGAGCCCGACCAGGCCGACGCGGGCGTAAAGGCACCCGAGCCGGGAGCC